GATGACGGGTCAGGGTATTACGATGTTGCAAACGCACGTCAATTAGTCGGCGCTACTAGGAGCGTTTTTTCCGCCTATTTCTTGCGATACGGCAGGGGTGGGGCGATTGACAGAAGCACGAGAAGGGAAGATTACCGCATTGGGTCTGTCAGAATTAAAGACCCTCACGGCTCTTCATCTGGCGCTATTAGAAACGGCATACTTCTGTTTGATGAGCCAATAGTCCTTCCTGTTGGGTACAAGTTTTCGATGCCTGGAGTTGCTGGCCACACCGTTATCGAAGACCAGGAGACAATACTTGTTCCTGTAAAGATAGCGACGCAGAGTCTTGGCGCTACTGTTCATGGCGTGGATGAGATTCACATAACCATGCAGTTTGACAACACTTTGTGGCAGCCGTTGTTTTCTGCCCCATTTGTTATCTGGCCCATGTTTCCATCCGAAAGGCTTGGGAGCGCTGCTGGATGGTTTACTGGGCCAACGGCAAACATTTCCGAGATGAGGTGCTACGACAACATAGGTGGCGCTTTAAGCTCATCGGGGAACACTCTCCAGCTTCATTTCTCGGGTGCAGCGGTAGCAGCCAACCTGTGGACTCATCACCCAAAAATGAACCTGCCTGTAAATCAGATGGCAACTCTGATGTTCTTGCCTTTTGTGAAGAAGATACCGTCAGACGCAAACTCAAGCAGTCTCGGGATTAGCAATGTCACCTGCACCTACGATGAAGCCAGCGCTGTAGTTTCAAAAACTGCCAATGTTCTTGTGACTAGCAAGACATCGATGGCCCCTGCCACAAGGCACTACAGTAGCTCCAAGGCTCAGGCTGTTGACTGGACGATTAAGTCTGAACCAGCAGCCCTTCAAGAAGGCATTCTCATGCAGGGGAGAGGGCTCTTCATCCTTATAGAAAACAGGGGCCTTGGTGATAGCACCACTAGCGTCGCTCCATCTACAGCAGCGGGCTTGATGAGCCTTATCTCTGCTGCCGATGGCAAGGAGTGGGTTGGCCAGATAATAGACACTTCAGAGCTAAACCCCACCCCTGCGCTTCTTAACACTGCAAACAAGCAAACAGTCCTTGAGAGGGTGTTTAGTTCTGGCTCTGTAGTCCGGCCCCTTTACGGCTCCGCTGATGTGACGTATGGAAATTCATTAGCCCCTGCTACGGGGACGTACATCTGCGGAAGCGCAGAAATAGATATAGTTCAGATTAGTGAAGCTCAGAAGGGTGAGTCGATCTCTTGGATGCTATACGGGTACGTCACATCTCGTGGTCAGGGGCTGCGCGTACAATCGGTTAAGGCCGAGGTGACAAAGGCCGGAGAGCGCCGGAGGTATAACCGGTGAACTATCCTGATGAGATGCTGCCCTATGGCGATAGCCCAGTTGGCATGTTTAACTGGGCGGCAAGAGACCAGTTTAGAAGCTCGTTAAGGGGCTCGGGAACTGAGCCAGTGGGCATGTCTATCGAAGACCTATCTTCAAGGACAAGGCATATCCGGCTTGGCAATGGCGAATACTTTGGAGGCAAGCTGTCTAGGCAAGGTTCTGAGCTGCCGATAGTCGTGTCTGGCAACGTGTCTAGAACCATGGTCAAGTCACCACTCCGTGTAGAAGAGGCTAGCGCTTACATATATGGAGTAACCTTTGTTGCGGCAGGAGACGGGGCACCTGTCTTGGAAATAAGCAACGGAGCAAGGGTCACAGTTAAGGACTGCGTATTTAGGTTTGTGGGCACAACAGACAACTACACTGTGACGATGGACAGCACGTCCAAGATGGTAATAAGCGGGTGCCATTTCTATGGGGGGAAACCTACGCCAAGGATTGTTGATAACCCCGGCGTGTTGGCCAACCTTATTATAGCCACAAGCTACAGGGGCTACGGCTCGGCTTGGTCTACTAGCTTTTCAGGGATAGGTAACATCTGATGGCTTACGTCTGGAAAAACCACCCAAGAAACATTACGGACTACCAGCCGCAAGACGGATGTGTTGTCGATGCAATGTCTCTTGAAGACGCAATGCAAGACCTGGTGGATTGGGCTAACAACATGCCGCCAGGCTCGATAAGCAACAGGTGGCTAAGCCACACAGCGTCTGCTGGCTGGTCTCCTGCGTTTCAATATCAAAGCTGGAACGGAACATCTTTTGGCCCAACGACCCTGACCCCGAGGCAGTACCCGTTCTTAAGACACCTTAACGCATCAGATGCGTCATCGGTTATCGGGACTACTTTGCCGGACAGGTTTATTAATAGGCAGCGCGTCAAGGGATGCGAGGTGCCTGGCCTTAAATCAAACGATGGCGGTGGGAAGAGTTACCAGCTTATCTGGACCGTCCCGTTAGGGTTTCCGTCTGCTGCTATTTTAAGAAGCATAGACCTGACACTCGTTACTGACGACTGGCATGGAGACAGGCTGGGAGGGTATAACAATACGTTTGTCTACGATTCCTCTGGCGCGCGAGAAATACCGCAGGGGTACAACGATAAAGACCCAATGCAAAACATGTCGTTAGTAGTCCACGTTGACCACCCTCTAGCTTCAGAAAGAAGAAACCTTAACGACGTTGAGGTGGCCATACACAATCTGTCTACAGCGGCTGGCGACGGCACTACTTACCCCGCCAGGAGAAGGTCTGTTAGCGCCGTTCAGATTCCTGCGTCAGGGTTTTCAGACATGTCTCCTGCAAAGTTAGGAGGCTCTCTAGAGGGGATACACATAAGCGAAGAGTTCAACATTCCTCTTCGCCCAGGAGCAAGGGTAAGGATTGCTGTAGTGATACCTGTGGACGGAGCAGGGGCAACGACTTTCCCAGGGTGGAATACCGATGTCCCTCAACTGACACAGCAGTGGAACCTTAGCTACACCTGGATGGAGGCACTGTCTTGAGCGACACAACCCGAAGCAGGATAGCCAGAGGCAGCAAGCTTTACAGGGAGCACATCGGCAACCCGCTTGTGGCGGTTAGGGATAAGCTCTCTGGCTCTATCGGCCCCGATGACATGCAGGAGAACATGGGCTCGTTCTGGATTGGCCCGCTAACCATTCCTGCAATAACGTCTACGTTTACAGGCAGGAACCAGAACCTGGTCTCTTCAGATGATGACATCAGGAACCTGTATCTTATCCCTTTTCTTGTTCCTCCGCTTAGAGATGGGTTTGAGACAGAAAGCGGACAGCCAATTTATAGCGAAAAGACAAGCCCCGTTACGCTCGATGCCATCTCGTTTGGTTTTGATAACAGGGACGAGCAGGCTCCGATAGCAGACCACAGAAGCGGAGTGGCTATAGGCTCTGTAAACTACGAAGCTTCTGGCAAGCTGAACTACGACACACCTGACCCGCACCCGTACACCATCTCTCTGTTCTTGTTCCAGAAAGACCAGTACTACTTTCAGGACAGCGAGCTAAAGGCCGCAACAGGCGTGTACCCTAAAGACAAAGCTTACGCTCCAGGTTCAGAGATTTGGAGGTATGACTTTTCTGGCCTTGAAGTCCTTATGGAGCAGGGCAAGCCTAACCCGTTTACTGTAAACAGCATCGGGCTAGAGCTGGACAGGTACTCAACCTACACCCTTGGGATTTCTTGCAAGCTGGGTGTTCCTCACGAGACACTGTTTAAGTCCTTCGCTTTGGTAGGCGCTACCATTGGGCTCAGATGTCTTCACCCTCTTCTCCCTATAGACAAGTCTAGCGTAACAACTTTTGGACCGCTGGGTGTTCAAAACCAGCCGACAAAGCCGGGGACCTTATTAAGCATTAGCGGTTCTGCGGCAGCGCCAGGAGCCCCGATATCTGCTGACGATGCGTCTAATGGAATCTCTACCTTTATGGGAGCAATCGATGCGGTTGCTGACGAAGGAGTTAGGGGCGGGTTTACCAGAGAGGGTGAGCCCTGTTTTAACAGGAGCTTGTCTAACGAGGCTTGCTACGAGGTTATCGCTGTCCCTCTTATGCAGAACCGGGCGCGTGGAGGCATTGGTAGCTACACAAACGGCGTCGTATCAGACATTAACTATGAGCCCTACATAAACACGTCGGGAATTACGGGAGAGTCGCTTGGCAACATCCTAGAAGATGTTCGAATCATCCCGATAAAAGCCCCCTTAACAATCCACAACATCTTCTTGGCCTGGAGCTGGGACTACTTTCTTCAAGAGACCGACGCTGCAAGCTTCAAAGAAGTTTACGGACACGTCGCGTCTAGCCAAAACATGAAGGTAACGGTTGGCGTTGGGATTGGTGAAGGTATTGGCTCAGACAACGTAAGCTACCAGCAGGTAGCGCTACACACCATGAGCGAGCCAATAGCATCGGGCGGGTCTGGAGAGCCAAGCGCTGCTAATTGGGACAAGACTCTTGTTGATAGAATATCAAGCATTGGCGCAGTCAATGGGCCCAGCAGGCTTACTGACAACATTTCCCTATGGGGCCATGAGGTTCACCAGATTCCGCTAGTTAAGCCTACTGGTGTGCTGCCAGCAAGCTACAGCGTTGGAACGTACTACGAGCAAGGCGAGCCATTCTGGGTGTCTAGAGCGTGGACCGGAACAGGCAACTGGCCAGGTGGTTCTGCTGCGCGAACCGACGTTAACCTTGCAAGTCCGACCCCAGGTCAAGCCTCTACAGGTGGGCGTGAGACTTTCTTGGAAGTGAGAATGCAGATTACAGACACCGCGGGTAAGCTGATTGATTACGGGGCTACCAACAGAGAGGTTGTCTCTGGATATGGCGGCCACTGGCTGTACATAATTGGAAAGAAGAAACTTGTAGGAGACTATTAAGATGCCTAGCAGTAGCGAGCTTAAGGATGCAGCAAAAAGAGAAGCCGCCCGAGGCGTCGGGGAGCGCATTAAAGGAGCTTTTGGGAGTAGCGGTAGCGGCAGCGCTAGCGGCATAAACGACCCAGAGCACAGAGCCAACACGACAACCGAAACGTATCAGCGAGGCAGGCAGGCTCAGAGAGACCTCGAAAAGACTGCTGGCATGGTGCGTCAGGGCTACGACGCTGCCGTGCGGGAAGTTAAGAGAGGGCAGGAGGCTGCCAGAAGAGCAGCAGAAAAGAAGCACGCGCAGGGCTTGTCTTATACAATAGGCCAAGCAGGCGGCAGCCAAAGAGGCGCAGCTCAAGACATGGCGACATCAAACGCCGCGCAAAACCAAGCGTTAGCTGCTGCTGACATTGCTGCTGGAGGGGCTGGGCAGATTGCTAACCTAAAAATCCAGGGCGGCAAGGACATCTCCCAAGATGCGAGAGACGTAATCCAAAGCAGGATTCACTTGCAAGAGTACCTTAACAGCATTGCTACGCTGCCTGAGCAAGAGCAGGCAAGACTCAAGCAGAACATAAGCGAGCTAGAAGGGCTGTATTCAGCCCATGGCAAGTACTCTTCTTTTAGCAGAGAGAAGGTCGCTCAACTCCTTTCCGGAGCTATTACCCAGGAAGAGAAAGACTTTTACCAGTCTGAGTTGGACAGGATTGATAGCAGGATTCAGGCGCTGTCCAGTAGAGACAATCCGCTTACCCGACTTCCTTACGCCTGGTAGACATTAGGAGACAACGATGCCTGGGAGAATACTACCGGTCAGGTCTAACATCAGGGCAGACAGGCCAACGATACGCTGGCAGAGAAGGCAGGACGACAGCCCTGGCTTTATGGAAGTGTTTGGCGACATACACACCGTGCTGTCTAGCCCTCTGACAGCCCCAATAGCCAGGGGTATGAAGGATGTTTTCGGCAATGACCCCGAGGCTCTTCGTACAAAGGGGTCGGCTGGTACTCCCGAAAGTGCACTTACCCAGGGGAAGGATGTTTCTGGTCAGGCTCAGGACATTTCTGGTCAGGCTCAGGACATACTGTCTGGAGACTTTGGACCGAAGCCGGGCCTAAGCCTTACAGAGCCAGGAATGCTTTCTGGAGCTGGCGCTGGCTTTGGCCTTAGGGGACAGGCTACGCCTCCGATGAGCTTAAATACTGAGTTCCCGCAGGGCTACTCGAGCTTCCCAGAATCGCTATCTGTTGGCGAAAGGGCTCCTCTTGCCCCGATGCAGCCCGGCATGCAAACCCCCATTCGGCCTGAAGATTACCAGGGTGTTTATAGTCAGCCGCCTGTAGATGTAGACGCACTGACGCTTGAGCAAAGCGGCAGACTAATGGACGCAGGAATCCTTAATGACTCAGGGGGGCTACAGGCGCAGAGAGATATTCGTGATGTTATCGGGCAGACCCCAGTTCTTGACCAGCTAACTAGCTACAGGCCGCCAGAAGAGCTGCTCCAGCAAGCAGCAGCGCAAGAGCTTGGAATCCCAGACCCGAAGCCAGTCCCAGACATCGCTCCTGCTCCAGAGCTTCCGCCTACGCAGCCTGTTCCAGAAGGGCAGCAAGAGCCCACGCCTGAACTGATGGACAAGTACAAAGACATGACTGCAATACAGGCAGCCAGGGCAGCGCTAGAGGAAGGCGCTATTATGCGCGCTGACCTAGACCTTACAGGCATTGAGAGCTGGAGCCCTGAGCAGATTGCCGCTGCGATACCTGACGCTAACAAGAGCCAGGTTCCGTTCATGACTCAATGGGCTGAGAGAAACACCGAGCCAGAGTCGCTGCTTGACTGGATTAGCGGAGCGTCTGAGCGCAAAACACGCAAGCTGCTTGCATCTAAGAAGCCTAGCAAGGGCATAGCCCAGTCTGAAATTATCAGCCTTGCCGCCAAGATACAGGACCTGCGTAGGAAAGAGGGAGAAGACCCGCTTCGCAGAGAAGACATGGCGGCAGGAACCGAGCTTACCAGGGCCAGAACTGAGAACACGCGAGAAAAGACTAGGAAAATAAAGCGCTACAACGACTGGAAAGAGAAGAGGTATCCGCTTGATGCAAGCGGCAACCCGAACACTGGCCGGGTAAGAAGAGATGCCAACACCATCCTGGGCCTTAAGTCTCTAGACGGAGCGACCAATGAGGTTAAAGAGATGGTGCGCCAGGCATACGTTGGCCTCTCTTTGCGTAGGCCGAGCGAGTTTCCTCCTGTAAACATCTCAAACGACTCTTCGATTTTAAGGTCCGTTCAGGCAGCCCTAACCCCCCCGACCAAAGTAAGCAAAAATGCCAGGAAGAGTTACGCCTTAACCGAATACAAGAAGCTCGTGTCGATAAGAGAGCCGAGAGTTAAGCCGACGCCGACGAACGAATCTAGATGGAAGAAGATGCCCGAGGGCGAGAGAGAGTCTCTGATTGCTTATGTGGAGCGAGTACAGAAAAGAAACCCTAGCGCTAAAACGGAAGGCAGCGCGACAGAAGTAGCGAGGATGCTCGCCAACACTGGGGTTAAGCCGTCAGCCTGGGCTGCTGAGTTTAAGCCAAAGAAGCCACCAGCACAGACCAAAGCGCAAAAAGATTCAGCCGCAGCAAGGTCTAGGCTTGAGAGATTAGAAGGAGGAGCCAAAAGGGCCAAGGAGCTTCTCAAGAAAGGAACGCTCACAACGCCAGAAAAACAAGAAATTCTAGGCGTCTACCCTAGCACTTCGAAAATTGACGAAGCGAAGAGTATGCTTCGTGGTGACTTAAACCAAGCGAGGTCTGGCGGGCCTGGCGGGCCTGGGTTTGTGCTGCCGTCAGAGGATTAAAGCTATGGCAGAAAAAACTCTTATCGAGTGGCTTTCGGAAGTCGACCAAGCAGCTAAAAAGCAAGGCTACAGTTGGTCTGACATTAGCCAGCAAGTAGAGGACCACCTTGGGATTGAAGACCCAACTAGCCTAAGCGAGGAGGACCTCAACCTTCCTGTTAAAATGTACACTCATCCAGAGCTGTACCAGTCCAGCCCAGATAAGGAGATGATGAGGCGTGCAAGCCTTAGCCCCGCAGAAAGGTTTGCCGAAGAAGAGCTGACATCAGCGCCTATAGAGGGAAGGTCGCCTGCGTTTGACCCTGCTGCTGGGCTAGGCCCCGACGCCTTTGACGCTACATTCCCAGAGGCCGCTCAGATTCACAGCCCCACAGGCTACGAGTCACAACTAAGGTCTCCCGTTGAAGTCCCCTACGCTGGTGACCTGGGTGTTAGGGAGCTGGCAAGGCAAGAGGCTCTCGGATTAAGGCAGCAGTCAGACTACATCCCATCCATAAGACGCGGCCTTGAGCAAAGCGAGAGAGAGCTATCTCAGCAAGAAGAAGACAAAGACGGCATTGACCTTGGCTGGGCAAACGCATTCTGGGCACCTCTTAAGGCTGCCATCAGACTTCCTTCCTGGGGTGCCGGAGGCGTAAAAGCATCGGGAGACCTTGTCCGCTCAAGGATAGACCCAGCGATTGATGCGAAAAGGGTGTCGTTTGGAAAGAAAGACCCGCTAGACAAGGGAGTGGCAGCCGGGCAAGCCGGCGCTTACGACACGGCAATGGCGTTAGCCGGCCTTCCTTCTTTCGGTGGAGTCCGGGCATCTTTAAGGCATGTTCCGCAAGACTGGAAAGGGAAGAGAATCCCATTAGACTTTCAGGTTTACACTAGAGAGGGGGGTTACCAAGACGCGGACGATGCGCTAAGGGCTGCTGCTTTTGACGAGTCTAAACTAAAGGATATGAAGGAAGGGCTTCGCGGCGCAGGCATGCAGGAGCTAGACCCCGAAGATTTGCGGGCGCAAGACGTTGAAGACACGCTGTTTAACAAGAGCTTTAAGGATGCAAAGGCTGCCAATGACATACTTATGGCGACCAGAGAGGCAAACGACCTAGGCCCGGTAGCCCAGGAAGCGTTTAACGCTTTAAGCGATTTAGGGGAGATAGCCACAGCCCTGTATGAACTTGGAACCTATGGCCTTGGCCTAGACACGGACCCGTTTAACCCTGTAAGAGAAGCAGAGACAGCCTTCGACATGGGCGTCTCGATGGTGTCTGGCGCAGCCGCAGACGTTGATGACATTGTTCAAGACCTGGGCAGAAAGGCAAGCGCTCAGCCAATAGTCACGTTCCTCACAGTCATGCCCATGTTGCGAGCAGGCGTAGCTGCCGGCGCTATGTCTAAGACAGTAGCGGCGAACGCACGGAAGTTCGTGGGTAGATACGGGAAGCTTTACGACAACCTTATGAATGCCGCCTCTAAGTCTGGCGTTCTTGGCGGTGCTGCTCAAGCAGCTAAGATGGCATGGTCAGGAGCTAAAAAGTTTGAGGATGCTGCCTCTACAGCCCTTATTGCTCCGGCTGCTAAGCTTGCCGGAAAAGCAGCAAAGCCGTTTGTTAGAGCGCTAAACCCTCTTAGCGAATCTGCAACATCCCCTGCGGCTGAAGCTCTTTTAGATAAGACGGTTAACCAGCGCCAGAATGTTGTAGATGCCGCTGTTGAAATCCTGGCAGAACGACTTGATAGAGAAGGTCTATCTCCAGAGGACCTCGCACCTGTCATGCCAAGGCCAGGAGAAGGGCCTGCTAGCATACGCTTTGATGAGATTGAAAGCGCCGAAGCTCCCGTGCAGCAGTTTGAAGGTGACGCCCCTGGCGACTTAACCCCACACGAAAGGCTTATACCTCCTAATGAAGTGCACCTTCACCAGAAGGCAGAAGGGTGGCCAGAAGGACACAGCCCGATTGAATACTGGGACCTGGCCAGAGAAGAAGTTCTTCGCGGCAAGAGGATGTCTTACGGTGCCATGGTCGAAGAGACCCCTGGCCCAGGGACACAAGGAAGGGAGTACAAGGTTGTTGTCCTTCCAGAAGAGATTGCAGCAGCAGAGCGCAGGGGCGTAACCACAACCCAGCACGATGGCGTTTCGTTTGTGAGAGACCAAGACGGCAACGTGGTTCTTGTACCAACTAGGCCAGGCATAAAGGTCACCCCGTTGTGGGAAGAGGGCTCTAGACTAAGAGGCATAACTGAAGAAGGTGGCCTCCAAAGCCCATACACAACAAACCCCACGGGCTCAAGGGCATCGGCTGTCACAGCAAGAGGTAGCCTTGCTTACGACCTAACCTATGGAGGTTACAAAGACTTCATTGAAGGGCACGCTGGAAGGCCCAGGCTAGCGAGGCGAGAAGGCTCTGAGTACACGGAGAGTTACGGGCAGTCTGCTACCGACCTGTACGATAGCGAAGCCAGAAGACGCGCCATGCTTAAGCGCGACATACCTGAGTCTCGCAAACGGCAGCGGCTTAAGGAGCAGAGAAGAAGGGAGGGCGAGCTTGGCGAAGAGGCCGCCGGGTTTGACGATGCAGAGCGTATAAGAAGGACCGCCCACCTCGACCCCTCTGTTACAGGGGACGCTAGGTGGCTAACCCAGAGCCAGCTAGACGCTATCAGAAGCGAGGCCCCACGGGTTGCTGGCGAGCCCGTGATACCAGACAAAGCGCCTCCTCTTGAGGCAGCGTTCGACATACCCCTGCAAAAGTATGTGCTGAAAGACGCAGACGGGAACGTGGTAAGGCAGGTTGAGCCTGAGCCTGCTGTTCAGCCTGACATGCCTGAGCCTGACGCAGCTCCAAAGCAACCAGAGCGCCTAGACCCTGAGACAGAAGCGGCATTAGACAGGGCGCTGATAGAGCAGATGCCTCTTCGCCCAGAGGTTGAGCCCACAGGGCAGGGCTCTCTGGCCGAATACAAACCGAAGGAAAAGTGGGCTAGCACGGTCGATGGAATACGCAACCAAAAGACAGTCCCGAAAAAAGGAAAGGAAGGATACGCGCTAAAGGGCATGGACCTTCCATTGAACCTTGTAGGAAAAGGGCAAAGGATAAAGGCCCTGCTTACACACATAAAGAACTCTGGTGGGGATGACTTCAGCGCAGTCAAGCCAACCAAATCCCGGAGTGAGTCGTTTGAAGCCTATTTTGATAGGGCTAAGCAAATAGAGGAGAGGTTTAACAGAGCGCGACTATCCTCCAAGGGTCGAAGAGAGGGCTTGTCCCCCAAGGAAAGAGAGGGGGTTATCGATGCAGAAATTGACCGCAAGACGCAAGACCCGCCAGGCGACTGGGAAACCCGAGCCCTTGTTGAGAGGTTAAAGAAGCGCCTGTCTCCTTCTTGGAAGAAGCAACGCAAAGAGTACCTGTCAGAAAAGCTAGACACCTTGCCAGACGCAAGCCTGTCTAGGCTTCTTGAGGAAGAGGTCTACATAAAGTCTACCGAAGACCTCGTTCGGTGGTTTGAAGCTGAGTCACAGAGGGTAGACGCTGACAATTACATTAGAGGAATTAGAGAGGAGCGCGCTGAAAAGCCATTCATTCAGGATGGCAGGAAGGTAAGGAGCCCGACAAGGTTAACGGGAAGAAGGCAAGCCGACGGCCCCGACGCAGACGCTCCAGTAGAGCCAGAAGCCGGCAAGGCAGAAGCCGATACGCCAACCGACTCAGGACCAATCAGACAGCGGGAGTCCGGCCTTTTCTATGCACCTAAAAAAGGGCGCAGTCTAGAGCCAGGCGTTGAGGCAGCAAAGAAGGCAGCCAAAGAAGCTGGGGTAAAGATAGCCAAGGAGAAAGAAGAGGCTATTAAGGCGCGCAAGGAAGGGCGCACTAATGAGGATATGCAAGAGCTGCGCGACAAGATATACGAAGACAGCGAGAGGATAGGCTGGGACTACGCAAACGAGGCCACTCGCATGGAAGTCGAGAGGTCTTACAAGTTCTTAGACGAACTAAAGAAAGACCCAGAAGCAGTCACCTCTGACGCCCCTGCTGTGATGGAAGAGTCTGCCAGGCTAGAGGCTATCGACCTTATCGATGCTGCCCCGGACAGCAAGAAGCTGCGTGCCATTAAGAAGCACCTTGAGTCGATGAACACCCTGTCTAACCACAAGTACTCGTGGCTGATTAGGACGTTTGGAGACATAGCCGGAGGCAAGACAAAGAAGTCATCCCTGCTAGAGCGAGGCACCGACGCAGTTCTTAGCAAGGCGATGAAGAAGGAGCTTGAGAAGACAGGCAGCGAGCTGGCCTGGGCAGATGGTGTAGCCGATGCGCTTGCATGGCAGCAGCGATCCATTGACCTACAAAAAGATGTCGGTTGGGGGAACTCGCTAACAAGAATGTGGAAGAAGGGTCGGGTTATCCGAGACCTTGGCGGCGTTGTTAATGCTGCTGTTGCCAACTGGTTTGTTGAGGCTGCTACTGAGGGCAACTTCACTGCTCCAGTCAAGGCTCTTAACAGGCTTAAGAAGTACAGAGATTGGGAGAAGAGCCCAGGCTCGCGCGACCGCAATTCCCTTGAGGGAGTGTTTCACGAGTCCGCTAGACAGAACAGGCTGGCAGCAAGCGACATCCACACCGCTGAGATAGACCTAGCAATTAACGCCTTGAGAGAAGAGCCCAAGACAGCCACCGGGAAGGTGCTTAGAAAGGCTTCGGAAGCTGTCGATAAAGCCTACAGCGTGGCGCAGATAGAGAAGACATGGAAGAACATCGATAAGTCCTACAAGTTGAGCCGCGCATGGACAGGGTTTAACAGAATACATTCGGACTTCTCTAAGATGAAGGTCGGTGACTCTGCCATTGTTACTACCGGGCGTAAGAAATCTTACAAAATAAGTAAGGGTCCTGACGGGTGGACGATAGACGGCAAGAACGTAGGAAGGACTGTCAATGGCAGGCCACCTAGAAAGGTAGAGAGAATCATAGCTGACTCTGCTGCGTTTGATGCCAACAGTAAGTACTTCGACTACCGCAAGCGGAGCCGGGCTCAGATATTCCTTCAAGACCCTAAGCTGAACTGGCTTGTCAGCCCGTTCTATAGCTGGACCCACTATGCCTTAACAGCTCCTGGCAAAGAGGGCTTAGCCGGAGCAATGCTCAGGTCTGAGCCAACTGTTAAGTACTCGTCTCCATCGCTTCAGGCTAGCCAGAACGTAAGAAAAGCGCTGGCGGCTACTCGAGTTCTCTTGTCTATACAGGGCGCTCAAAACGACATGAGCAACACCCCTAACATAGACCCGTCTGCTGCTAAGTGGAGCGCTACAGACCCCGCGTTGCTTTACAAAGATGGCAAAGGGACTGTCATGTCAAGGAGCCTGAAGTCCTTTGCTCCGGCAACGACTATTGGCGAGCAGCTCGGTGTCCTTGCTTGGATAAGCCAGAACGCAGCCTACGCTTTTGGTGCAGAGCTAAGCGAAGAAGACATCATGGAGATGAAAGAAGAAGAGTACGCGAACCTAAGCGAAGAGGAGATTGGCAAGGCGGTCAGGGCTGCCAATCTTATGCGAGACTTAAAGCCGATGGACAAGCTGCTGTCTCTTGGGGGGATAGAGGGAGGCCCGCTGCATGACCTTATGTCTCCGCTGCTAAAGAGTGGAGTGCCTGATGGTGAGAAGTTCTTAACAAACATCTTGGACATGGCGATTACCGCAATGGCGGGAGGAGCTACGTCTGACTTTGTTAACGCAATCATTGGCATGGCTGAGCCTGAGAGTAAGTTCTCAAAAAGAATGTCCAAGTCTTTAAGGATAGCGGGAGAAAAAGAAGGCGAGGCTTTCGATAAGGATACTGATGAGAGGTTCTTCTTATCGACGATGTTTAACATCGGGGCTCAAGTCGTTGGCGAAGAGGAAGCTATCAACGCAAGGTTCATTCGCAACTTCAAGCACCGGTATAGGAAAGAACACATCGAGCCAATAAAGGACAAGATTAAGAGAAGGGAGGACCGTGGTCTGGATACTAGCGAGCTGGAGTCCAGCCTTGAAAGAGCGAAAGAGATGATGGAGATTGGAGCTACACAGCTAGAAATGCAGAGGTCTAAGTGAAGCAATACACGCTAAGGAAAGGCGACCGTGGCCAGGAAGTTGCGCGCATGCAGCGCGTACTCAAGGTGGATGACGACGGGATCTTTGGCAGCAAGACAGAGTCAGCCGTCAAGCAGTACCAGTTAGCTAACCAGCTAGTTCTTGATGGCATTGCAGGCCAGAACACGCTGGGCGCGATGGGCATCCCTGTATGGCTTGGCATTGACGTGTCATCCCACAACGGAGACATCGACTGGGACGACGTTGCTGCGGCAGGCGTGAAGTTCGTATGGATTAAGGCCACCGAAGGGACGACCCATACCAACCCAGGCTTCGAGGCTAAGTTCCGAGGGGCTCGTGATGCTGGCCTTATCGTTGGCGGCTATCACTTCTCCAGGCCAGACACCAACATCAGCCAGAAAGACGACGTCTACAACGAAGCTCAGAACTACCTTAACGCTATGGCTAAGGTTGGCATTAGGTGTGGAGACCTAGTTCCTGCCATGGACCTAGAGGCTGGGCTCAAGACCGACGATGACTACAACGCAAACTGGGCTCTCAAGTGGTTGTCGTTCGTCCAGTGTTCGGTGCGCGCAAGGCCCATTGTCTACACTGCCAAGTGGGCGTGGGACTTGTACCTACGCAAAGCAGACGAGGGAACGCTTAGGAGTTTATGCGACTACCCGGTATGGTGGGCCAGCTACAAGAACGGAGACGTCCGTAGCGAGCCACATACATCCCCACTAGGATGGGACGAATGGCAGACCTGGCAGTGGTCAGGAAGCAGCAGCGTCCCTGGCGTTAAGGGGAAATGCGACACCAACTGGATGAACTCGGACGGCATTAGCCAGCTAATCGTAGGAGAGTAACGTGACCGACAAGCCCTCAGCAGAATCGACACACAGTAAGATGCTCATGGCAGTTGCTGCCATGGTCGTTGGTGGCGGCGCAGCTACCGGGGGCTTTGCGCTAGGCGGGCAGCCCGTAGACATGACACCCATCGTGTCACGTATAGAGAAGGTTGAAGAGACTCTCTCTACTCACGGCATTGAGCTTGCGCGCATGGAGGAGCAGGGCAAGGCCATGCGAAAGCTCCTTGAAGAAGAGATACCCAAGCTTAGAGAGAGCGTCATGGTGATGACCAAAAGCGTAAACTCTCTAGAGCTTCGATTGTCATTGGTTTGGAACAAGTTTAGCGAGGCACCAAAATGAAGAGCTTACCATTCAAGGCTGCTAAGTCCGCGTTTGACATACGGAAAGTAATCTCGGGAGATGTCCATCTTTGGATGGCCATTATCTCCATTGTCAGGCTTGTCCTGCACTGGACTGGAGAGTCGGTCATCGAGGGCGGCTCTGAGGCGTTAACGGTATGGATTGTGATGGCCGTATGGGGCGTGCTCGGAGTTATCAAAGACATCCGCAAGGGAGGTACACCCTCCTCGTCAGTGAGCATTGTCCTGTTGCTGGCGCTCCTATCTCTGAGCGCAGGTTGCAGTCAGGCAAAGTTGGCGACCATGAAGAAGGGCCTGTTCAAGTGCGGGATGACGTGTTTGAGGTCGTGTTTGGCTGAGCAAGCTTTGCGTCATGCCGTGGACCTGAACGACCCTGTGAGCACGAAGGAAGTCATCGAGGATGATTAAGAAGTGGGGCGGCGACTACTACGTCTACGATAGCAGCGGCAAGAAGCGCTTGAACAAGAAGCCCAAGACAAAGAAGGAAGCGCTCCAGCAGGTTGCCGCCATTGAAATTTCAAAGAAGAAGAGAGGTAAAGCATAATGGCTACAAAGAAAAAGGCGGCTCCCAAGAAGGCGACTAAGAAGTCTACCCCCAAGAAAGCCGCCGCCGTTAAGAAGCCTGAGCCCGTTGGCCTTTGGTACGTTGGCCACATGATGAACCCGGTGCTTGGCTACAGGGCTAACGACATCTCAATCTCGCCAGTAGCTTACGGTTACTCCACATACGAAGAGGCGCTTAGCGCATCTGAGAAGAAGGTCTCAGGCGCTAAGCTCCCAGTGGTGGTATTCGTCAGCAAGGTTGTCTAACGACCCAGAGTCCAGGTTAGTCTACGTCACAGTCGCAATGGCGGTTGTGATTGTAGCAACCGTTCTTCATTTGCTTTGCGGATACGTTTAGCCCACCTCTTTAGCAGCTTCCAGTGAGCGCTTTGCTGCCTGCATCTCTTGTGGCCGGCAGCCCTAACAGCTCTTACTTCAGCTACCCTCCAGGCAGCAGCCCCTGACACCCGGCACAGTCGAGTGGCCTTGGCTAGCTGCCTTGTTACGTGGTGCAGGTAAGCGGACACGCTATGGTGCGCGTTGAACCTATCCACGTTGTAGCGACGTTCCCACCAAGGCCATAGCTGCATCATGCCGTGCGCCTGACAGCGCCTATACCCATAGTTACAGTCACCCATGGCAGCGCTTAGGTAGCCTGACTCAACGCATGCTGTTGCCAGCACTATGCCCCTTGCCTCTTCGTGAACCCCAGCTAGCTCCTCCATTCTCAGGAAAGAGAGTAGTCGATACGGGTCAGGGCTAGTCGCATTCCGACAGGTCATTGCCTGCTCCACTAGCTGCCGCTCATGGAGCGTAGGCTCCGCAAGCGACAGCACAATGGCGATGGCTATCACGATGGATAAGCTCTGTTAATCTCCTCCTCGGTGGCCTTCCTCTCGATAGAGGATGACGGCACGATAGAGAAGGTTCCATCAGGGCGCTTCATTCGGCACATGCTTGTGCGACCCTTCTTAACAGGGCCCATGTATCGGCTTATCCGAATCATGGTGCGCTGTACTCCTAGCAGCTCTCGGTAGTAGCCGCCCTCTTGCATCTTAGCTATTCTCATTAGAGCCTCCTACAGCAGTGGTGCCGGTTCGTTAGATGACTTGGGGGAGATGAGGCCAAGGAAGGCGTCTCTTTCATTGAGAGGTATCTCTGAAAGCCTTGAGTAACCGCCCTGCTTAAGAACCTCCCTAACCCTGTCAGTACTGGTCCCGTCTTCCTGCATGACCTTTACCTGGAGTTGAAACTTCTTATCTACCAGGGCTCTCATCTTTGGGTCCTCGGCGGTCCAAGTCCCCCCTTTGCCGTCCCTGTCCGTCTGGACAGCTCCGTCCGTGTCCTCTCCAGTGCATATCCCCAGTGTTCCAGAGATTGCGTACCGCCTTGCATACGAGTAGCAGATTCCGCAAGCCTGTGCTGCGTTGGTGCCCCTGCCCTGACTAATGGTGAGCATGGTCATGCTCCGTATCCACTGGCCAGAACTGTGCCCAAGAATCTGTATCACACCAGCCTGGTTGCCCACCGTAGTGGGAAGGTGGGTGATGCTCAGCCCAGTGGCCTTAAGGACTGGGCGCGCAACATCCCAAACATCCTCAAGCTTGGCGTAGTCGTTTCTAAGATGGGGGTTCTTGCCCGTCTTCTTGGCTGGCTTGATTGTCGATTGCGCGACTGACAGCGCCGCTAGCAGCTCGTTTAGCTGCGGTGAAGTCGATATCAACTCAGTGATGAACTTGTCTTCTGCTTCCATGATTGCTCCTCCTTTAACTTAGCTCTCTTTGACTCATGCTGAACCTGCGGTTGCCTCGCTTGTCCGGCTTAGAGTTCTTAACGGTAAAGCCTTCCTCTATCTCTATCCCTATGCCAACACCTATGGCCACCTTAAGCCTGGCCTTAATGTTGTCCTGCTCCTCCTTCAGCTCCTTCATCTGCTTTGATATGGCCTGATACCTAACAACATCATCCCTGCACTCGGGCGCTTTGGATATGTTGCCGTGCTCAAACCTAGACGCCTTGGCTATCGCGTCGAAGTCGGTATTAAGGGGCTGCGGAACGTGGTCCCCATTCACCGAGTTCTCCCATAGCCAAGACAGCCTCTTCTCTGCCGCGTCTATCCACTCTTGGTCCCGTTGTATCTCAAAGATATACAGGTCCTTAGCAGAAGACCCCAGGTCTGCCCCTGCAAGTAGCCTGCAATGCAGGTCCCTTCCGCAAGCACCCACGAGGTAGCCCATCGGCGCATCTAACACCCATAGCTGGTGCTGGACCTGAGCCCAGTAAGCATAGAGCGTGGTGCCCCTTATCGACAGTGGGTTGCAGCCGGACTCGGCAAAGGTCTGCCAGGCTGCGAAGTCCTTAACGACCTTAACCTCTATAGATATGTCTATAAGGCCAGGCGTCTCAAGGAAAGCGTCTGGCGTGGCTGTAGCCCACTCGTACTTGGAATGCCTGAACGAGTATGACCCTGACTTAAGTACCCAGTCAGGACGCCTGTGCTCAACCACTGCCTGCAAGACGTAAGGCTCAAGCTTTACCCCTAGCTGGACAGCAAACTTGCCAGAGATATCCTCGTGCTGGATGTCTCCCCTGAGTAGCTTGACTGCCGTATAGGGGCCTTGCCACTTGTTGACACCAAGAAGAGCGGGAGCCGTGCTCGCACCCACGCTTTTGTGTGAGTTGCGCCAGGCGCTCCACTCCTCTTGGCTTAGCCCATGCGAACAGAAGATTACCTCCGCTCTTGTTCTTGGGACAGGTGGCTTCAACTCCCCACCTCGTCTGATGGTACAGATTGAAGAACGGTCTGCGTCCTTAACTTGAACCGCTTGCACACCTTAATGACAAGCCAGGTTGTAGAGTCTAGCCATTCCTCTTTCTCTAGCCCGTGTCTTAGGTACTTCTCTGCCTCGTCTACGCTGTTCAGCTTTGGCTGGTTGTCTACATAGAAGAACTCTCCAGGGTTATCGTCGCTGTAGTATGCAAGCATTACCTGACCGTGGTTTCGTCGCGCCTTTGCTTTGTTATCAGTCACAATACTCTCCTCTCATTGGTTGCTTTCTCCTTCTATAATCAATCGGGTCAGTCTCTCCAGCGTAGTTAGACGCTGCCCATCGAGACTCCACGTCTGCTCCAAACTCTCTGAACATCGGCGGTATTAGGGAGATAAACACTGTAGCCTTCCCGCCGTGCTCGAACCTGTACCTAAGCAGCCCAGCGACAGAGGCTAGCTGAGTGTCTGTGTACCCAGGCAGCTTGCGCGAAGAGCTAAGCATGTCGTTCTTAGGCGCACCCCTAGAGCGCGCACTATCCCAGCTATCTATGATTAGGATGTCCGCATCCCTTAACCGCTTCCACTTCCTGTCGTACCCCTCCTCGTTACCAGCAGACTTGCTGGCGTAAGCCTTCATCGTCTGCTCCCTTATCAGGGCAGGGTACTTCCAGACCTTGTCCATCATCCCACGTCTAACTATCCTAGATATGATAGTGGACTTCGAGCTGCCCGGCTGACCGTACAGGTAAAGGGGTGACCACCCGTCTGACTTTCCAGACCGGTACCACTCGTTAATCACACCCTCTATGTACCTACGGTTCGGCTCTTGCTGGTAGTAGTTATCCACACCCTTAACGATTGCAGGCTGGTCGGAGTAAAGCGAGCGCCACTTGGACTCGGAAGCATCTCTCGACTTCTTAGCTGCACCTATAGCGGCGCACCCACAATGTCCCTCAAGGTCATACCAGGTAACGCCACCTTTGGAGTTAACGTGCCTATCCATCTTAGCGTATTCGTTACATCCATCTGCCCAGCAAATCCTAGGCCACGGCTTGTCACAGTGCATACACTTGCTGTAATCGTTATGAGTAAGAACCTTACGGCACTCCATGCAAGTAGACTCGCCAAGGACAATCCCATGAACAGATTGAATTATATATTCAGGAGTTAGCTTGGCTCTAAGCTCTTCAGGTATGCGAGTAAAGACTTCTGATATATTCAATTGTCTATCTCCTTTAGCATTAGTGTCGGGCTAGAAGCCGTCGCCCTCCGTCGATGTCGGTTGAGACACTGACCAAAGCATAGCGCGTGATATATGTCAACATATACCATTGTATCCATTGACCCCGGATGGCTGAACACTGGATGGGTCGCCATTCAAGACGGAAAACCGGTCGATGCCGGGGTCATCGTGAATGACAACGCACGCGCGAAGCGCCGGACCCGGACCGAGCGGACTCGAGATATTATCATCGATGTCATGGCAGTGCTTAACATGTACAAGCCAGACGTCGTTGTGTATGAGCGCAACCTAGGCAGCTTAAGCGTGCGGGCAGCAACCGCTATGCGGGCAGCGTACACCATCGTCGTGTCTGCGCTTGCCGCTCTTGGGTATGATAACGAAAGGTGCATCGAGCTAACTCCACAGGCTGTAAGGAAACACATAACGGGCAAAGGTAACGGCACCCCTAAGCATCTGCTTAACGAGTGGATAAGGGCGCGCCCCAACTTTAGAGACTTAACCAAGGTGCTGACGGACCAGGGTATCTGTGAATCTAAGATGGAGCACGCCCTTGATGCTGCCTTACTTGGCTACGTCGCCATGAGGATGGACGAAGTCCGACGCCTTCTTCCCTAACGCTCTAGGGTGTCCATCCTTAGCCAGCTTCTTATGCCGAAGGCGACCTATCTCTAGGACTGTTTCCTTAACGTCCCATATCTCCGGGTACTCTAGCAGCACAAGGTATAGGTCGAACACTGACATGCCTATGTAGCCTGACAGCTTACTCCCGACAGTTGACTTGTGCAGAAGCATTGCATCTGCGAGCCTCTGTCTGCCCAGGCCAGACCTATCGCTGAACACATCCTTAAGAGTCTGCTTTACAAGGACCTCCCCTTCGGGAGACACCATCTTTAACTGTAGTTCTAACGCCTCAACCTTGCTTTCAAGGACCATCTTCTTGAGACGCTCCATGTTTAGCTCTGTTGTTAACTTATCGTTGCTCGCTGCATCTGACATTATCTACCTCCTTAAGGTATTAACTTCTCTCTCTTGTGTGAGTGGAAAGCGGACGGTGATACTGGCGGGCAGTGCGAGTAATCACACTCCAGGCACCCTTCGCATATGTCGCTATCTTCAGAGGTATGGAAGCTACCTCCGCACTCTTCGCATACCTTCAGCACTGATATATCAGCCTCAGTTACTGGCTCAAATTGGTCTTCATAAAATAACATGTTAGCTGTCTCCAAGCCTGGCTAACACTGACAATAGATCGTCGTCGGACCCCTTCTCGATGCTTGCCTGTAGAGATTCAGCAAGCGCAATCATGTTGTCTGTGGACGACTTGAACGCATGAAGGTAGTAGTCCCTGTCAATAATCAGGTTGACGTAAGCCTTGCCTATTAGCCTTAGCTTCTCTTCGACTGGTATGTTCGCCTTAACTAGGTCGTTAAAGTATTTGAGTTCGCTATCAGAGCTGTCGCTTTTCCAGTTGCTGTCGGCTGTCATATTATAATCTCCTTGGTTGTGCCTGTTGGCATTGCCTTAATGTGACTGTGGCTGTTATGTTGCTGGCTGGATGGCTGGCGTGGGCGTCTCGGTTTTGCTATCTCCTTGACGGGACGCCCACTGCCGGTCATCCACTATCTAGAAAGGTATGTCGGCAGGGCTCTTGTACGGATTGCTATCGTCTGCCCACACCGTTGTCCTCACCTCCTTACCATCCCTGATAACGACAAACTTATCCGGGTAGTTGCGGTAGATATGCGAAGGGCTGTTATAGATATACACGTTACAGTCCTTCCACTTGTTCGGCACCCCGTGTTTAAGCAGGTTGCTTTCAAGCTTGTACTCTCGAGTTAACGTACCAGGTAAGCGCTCAAGCTCGTACTCGCCCACCTTATATACGAACGCAATCATCACCCCACCTCCGGGTACATCTTGCCAAACGAACAGTACCGATATGTGACACCCCTGCCTGGGCAGAGACCGAGAGACACGATCACCACCCCGTTAGCCATCCTGTTATTGTGCTCCACGTACCCACCGTAAACGCCTATCGGCACAACTACTGTGCTCTCATGCCCGAAGTCCACAAGCTCGCTTGCTTCACGGATCATCGCCGCTTCTTCAGGTGCCAGCTTAAGGCCGCCCTTCATGGCCTCGTTAAGGTCCCTGTTAAGGTCAGTGGTTCGGAACCAACCCGTCCCACTATTTGTCTTAGCTATCATCGCCATCCTCCTTGGCTACAACACTTCTCCAGCTTGAGTAGGGCCTTAGCCCCCTAAGTAACACGTCTTCAACGAACGCTTCGACTGCCTCTCTTGCGTCAGATAGGCTGGCGTACTCGCCACGCGGGCTATCGCTACCTGTGTAGTTAAAGGTCCCGATGCCGTCGCCATGCCTGTGGTCATAGACACGCCACACCTCATCATCACTACCTACCCTAGCGCTCCTTGCCACACAGAACCAAGCTGTCTGTGGCTTAAGCTCACTACCTCTGGAGATACGCCACGTCACCAGGTTGTTTCTAGGATTGGCTGGGTCTTTAAGCACAGTCCACATGCTATCTACCTCCTTGGAATAAGCGCGCCACTAACGGCAGGGATACCAGGCCAAGTATCGTTAGGGCTGGACCCCAAACCATCAGCGCTAACCCTACAAATAAGTCATCATTCATCGTGCTGTCTCCTTAGCTGTGCAGCTTACCGTCTTGAGTCACGCCATAGGTCAACACCCTATCTGTGCCACGTATCCTAAACGCGACCATGGCGCACCCTACTGGGCAGCCCGCGATGCCGGTCCTGTCAGTACCGACGTAGATAGCGGCACCCTCGTGTTCGTACCTGTTAACTGTGCGGACTAGGGCTTCGCGCTGCTCCGCTGTTAGTGGAAGTAGATTGTCACCAGGGAACTCCGCAACTCGCTTGTCTATGCTGCTAATGGCGTCTTCAATATTCACCGTGCTATCTCCTTAGCTAGGTGGGTAGTGGTAGGGTAGCGCGCCACCGTGACGCGCTACCCCTGGCCACTGTTAGATCTCAAGAGCGGGACCGTTGCGACGCGTCGCCGGCGCTGGCGTGTGGTCCACCATGGGCGCGTCAATCTCAAGTCCACGCGCGCGACGCGCGACACGCTCCGCTGTAGCGTCCGGGTTAGCTAGCCGGTCGCGCGCCGTGGCTGGCGCGGGCTCTGGCGCGGGCTCTGGCGCGGGCGCGACGTGTCGCCGTCCTTGCTTCTCGATTGCGCCTTTGAGCATGTGTGCGACGCCCATATGTTGTTCGACCCACGGCTTGAGGTCGCCTTCAAAACCAAGCGACGCCCACGCGTCGAGGTCATCGGGTCCGAACTTGAGCACGGTCAACATGTTCTTAAACGCGGATTGCACGCGCGCGACTGCGCGGTATGCCTCGGTTTCTGGCGTCTTAGACTTCTTGGTCTTGACCTTGGCAACGGGGGCGACGACTTGCGGCGCAGTATTGCGCGCGTAGACTACGAAGGTAGGGCGCAAGTCCATGGTGATGTTATCGGCGGACACCGTGACACGTCCGCTTGCGTGTATCTCCACGGTCGCATCCTTGGGTGGCTGCTTACCTGCTAGGGATACGTGCGTGAGGATAGAGACTTCCTGACCGTTGACTAGGGTGTTATGGTCGAGTGCTTGCATGGTGTATCTCCTTATTTATGGTGCTAGGGTTATGCTGCGAGGGCGCTGACGTGCTGGTACGCGCGGCGGATAGCCTTCTGACCAGGGCCATTCTGGACCGACTTCCAACGCGAGTTTGCGGCGGACACTGAGCAGCCACCCGAACGCGAGCCGCCGCTAGAATATTGTTCGTACTCACTTACGCCACTAAGCAGCTGAAAGCCTGTCCCCGCCATGCCGAACGACTGGTGACCTTGTCCGCCTTGGATTGACTCGACTACGTTACGCCACTTGGCCACGTCATCGAAGGCGTGGTCACCACTAACGGGATAGGTAGCGCGCACAAAGTCCTGCATTTGCTTCTCGGTGTAGTAAAACGAGCCAATAGCCTGCAAAGACTCCGACATTGCTTTGACACCGTCGCGCGCAATCAAGCCTGACTGCGTCAAAGCGTGACTGATAACGGAATCCAGGTTCTTTTGGTGCTTAAGCTTGAACTCTAACGTGTGCCCCTTAGCGCTTGCTAGCAGTTGTGCGAGCATGTTGGTGCATGTAACGTCTTGACCGCACCAGAAAGCCCAAACGGACGCCATGCCCCCATGACCCCAGCGCACCATAAGCGTGTTCATAATCTCGCGACCTGGCACAGGTTCAAACGTGCTACCGAGATCTAATTGCATCCAATTCGTGAGACCGGGCTTGTTCAAGTCATCGGAAAAGATGCGCATGACCTTAGAGCCCTTGTGGGCGTCCATAACTGGCTGGAATACGCGCGCGATATCGGACTGTTGAAACGCGTTGTACCTTTCGGATACGTTGCCGAAATGCCACCCCGTGTCACTGCGAACCTGGCACAGTCCAGCCTTGTCCTGAAGTCCAGGTTCGAAGCCATGATCACGCAAGTCTGCTATGTGCGTGTCGAACCAAAGTCCGGCAGCTTCCATAGAAGCCTGGATATTGTGCGCTAAATCCGGGTTCAACATGTTATCGGTCGGGGTCCAGTTCATTGCATGCTCTGGCAAACAAGCACCTGTGATTCCGTTGTAGTGCTCAGAAGTGTGAATCTCAGTCATGATGTCTCCTTAGATAGTGCGAAGGCGTGCTAGTACTCGCCCTGCTAAGCGTGACCGATAAGTCACGCCTAGACGGGCGCTCACTAACGAGCGATGCGTGCGCGCTTAAGGCGGCGCAACTTGGACGCGCGGTTAACGCGCGCACGTTGTGCAAGTGGGGAAGCGTTACGGGCGCGCTTAGCTTGGGTCTGTTGTGCAATGGTCATTAGTTAGCTCCCATGTTCTGGCATGTGATACTCCCACCGAATAAGGATAGGCGCTTCCAGCGTTCCACCTCAGCGTCCGCGTGGCGTAGGTCCTCAGATAGGCGCAAAACCTGTGCGCGGGACTTTTCAAGTTCAAGACGTACAACGGCCAAGTCGTTGCATACTTGCCTGAAAGCCTTGCTGCGTTCTTTGTGTGCGTCAGTCATTAGTTGGACTCCGTGATGCGCGCGACGTTCGCCATGATGCGTTCGAAAGTGGCAGCGCTTTCACGTATCGCATCGTCCATCTCTTGACTGGCCTTGCGCATGGTGTCATCGGACTTTCGCAAAGCCAGGCGCATATCTTGGCGCGCCTTGCTAAGGGCCAAGAATCGGCGGGATTGAAAGCGCGCCATGCGCATACGCTCATTTTCAAGTCTCATGTCAATCGGGTTCATATGTATCTCCTTAGTGAATGTGAAGAGACCTTAAACCCTGACAACTCACGAGTCAAGTACTTGTACGCATTAATCAAGAATTAATTACCAGAGACTTCTCGCTATACAAGAACCATGCCAGGAAATCCTAAGGACGCATGCCCGTCAAGGGCCTGTTTTGGTGCCTTCACGGCGTCGAGTCTCGGAAGCGATAGGAGTACCAAGCTAAGAGCCCCAAAATGGCAGGACGGGGTATAGGGCTTCGCGTGCAGCGTTCTTGCGCTGGGGTGGTTTGTCTCGTGTTGTGCGTGCTTTGACGTGTTGTGACGTGGGGTATGGGTGGGGGGTATGGTGGGGTTAGCTCCCGTGGTCCCTTGTCCGTGCAGGTAGCGCCATGGTCCCGTGTATATGCAGCGCGCCCGCGCGCGTGAGGCATGTGCTCGTGCTTGTCAAGCCAGGCTGCGAGCCAGGGCTACCAGGCCAGCCAGTGGGGGCGGCGAAAATTCTAGCAGGCCAGTCAAGCCAGGCTGTGAGCTAGGGCTAGGCTGCACAGGTAGGGCGGGGGCTAGCGTGGGCAGGTGGGGGGGAGGGGGTGATGAGACGACGGGGTCCGCTCGCCAGGGGCCCCGTGAGAAAGGTACCCTCCCCAAACAACACCCCTCCTGAACGCTGTAGGGGGCCCCAATCTCCCAAACCCTTGACAGTTACATATTAGTAATATAAGCTTCGCTAAGCGCTAAAGAGCTAGCTCTTGGGGCAACGCGAACTTATATTACAACCTTGTGAGTGTTGTGAGTTGTTGCGCTAGTTGCCTATAGTGCTGTATGTCTGTGTGTATGGTTAAGTTATTCGTATCTGATCATCTCTACAGCACGAGCACCGTAGCCAAGCGCCTTGACGTCAAGAACCAGACGTTACTCAAGTGGGTACGTACTGGGACGTTTCCGTCATCGAGTCTTCGTAAGGGCAAGAGTCTGTGGTGGTTGGGTTCGGTGTTAAACACATGGATACAGGAGCACTCTAATGGAGAGTGAAGAGTCAGCCAGTTACTCTTACGTCGTTACATCTTCGAGGAACCGTCAGTGGCAGGTTGAGTTACGTGCCATCCCTACTGAGGGCGGTGTTCTAATCACGAAGGACTGTGTTGATCCGCATCATCCTGACGGCTTTGAGCGTATAGCCTTGGGTGGCATAGCGTTTGTTCCGTCTGTTGAGTCTGAGCAGGATGCGATCATTCGGGATGTCAACGAGATGGTTAAGGAGATGGTGTCTTCTGCGCCTGTTGCTGTAGACATCCAGCCTGACCTTGGGTCTATGACTCTTAAGGAGTTAAAGGCTTACGCTAAGGAGAAGGGAGTCTTTGTGGGCAACAAGAAGCGTGCTCGTTTGATTAAGGACTTGTCTAACCTCTGATGGTAGTCCGTGTTTCAGAAGAGAGTTTGAACGACCGTAAGATTAGGTTGTGGCGGCTTAACAAGCATAAGGCCATGACTGAGCTTCTTAAGGTGCTCTCTGAGGAGCGGTCTATTGTCCCTTTCAGTTTTAGAAAGGGTCTTAAGAAGTATGGTCAGCTTAGGCGTAGGGAGAGGTGGATATACACCCTTAAGTCCAGACGCCTTGGGTATACGACTACTATAGCTGGCTATAACTTCATCGAGGCTCTCTTTGAGCCTAATACTCGAATCTGTGTGATTGCCCATACGGATTCAGCAGCTAAGAAGATAGCTAGAATCTATTGGAGGTTCTGGCTCCATCTTCCTGACTGGATGAAGGAAAGAGAAGAGTTCGCCTCAATGCGCTCAAGCGCTTATGAACTCATCTTGGGCAACGGGTCCCGTATCGTTACAAGTACAGCCAACACCGAATCGTTCCGTGGCGAAGCCTACGACGTTATTCATATGAGCGAGTTCGCGTTCTATGCAGACATCGAGGCTACGCTCATGGCTGTGCTACAGACGGCTACGCCTGGGGCTAGGGTAGACTTTGAGACTACCGCTAACGGGATGAATGAAGCGCACGCTATCTGGGAAGACCCAGAGGTTGGCTACGCTAAGCACTTCGATACCTGGGTTGGTAACGTCCTGTGTGAAAGCGAAGAAAAGCCCAAGCGCATACCCGGTGAGATTGTTGAGCTTGGTAAGCAGGCCAGGCTAAACGTTAAGCAGCTCTGGTGGATTACGCATAGGTACCAGAAGTATTGCCGGGCTAACCTTAATATACTCAAGCAAGAGTACCCCCGGACGCCAGAGGAAGCCTTCATCACTACAGGTAGAAGGTTCTTCGCTAGCGTCTACTACCCAGGAGCCCAAGCCGTTGAAGGCTACAAGCAGTTTGCCCCGCCAAAGGTGGGCAGGCTCTACTCGATGGGAATTGATACCGCGACAGGGGACCCTAACGGAGACTTCAGCGCGTTCGCCGTGTGGGACGTTACCAACAAGGCTAAGCCGCAGATTGCGTCGAGCTTTTATAAGCGGACAGACGTAATCCCTTTTGCCAGAATTATTGTTGATGAGCTTAAGAAATACAACGCTTTGGCCGTACCTGAAGTCAATGGCGTTGGACTTACTATACTTACTCAGCTACAGCTATCTGGCTGGGGCTTTGTTTATCGACGTCTCCAGTACGACAAGATAGACAACCAACACAAAGAGACCCTGGGCTTTACCACCACGCGCAAGACAAGGACTATGGTCCTCGTAGCGCTACAAGAGCTGGTAGCCACAGGGATGCTAGAGGTCGTAGACGAAAGGCTTAAGGCTGAGATTAACGCCTTTATCTATGACAAGAGAGGCAAGCCTATCGCCTCCACTGGACACCACGACGACATGATATTTGCGCATGCACTGGCCTGGGAAGGTGCCAAGTACATAGAGATGGAACCGGAGATGAGGAAGGTGCAGAAGCCCTCTAACATCAGAGAACTCTTGCTATATGAGCTTCAGACCGGTAACACTAAGCGCAAGAAAGGTGAATGGCTAGGAGAGCCTGACGAAGAACCAGAACCTTCCCCCATGCAAGTCCTGTTTAACAAGCAAAGGAAATCATAGAGGAAATTATGGGAATCGAAACACCTGACATCCCGGCTGAAGAGTACAACAGTATTGTTGAGCCGGAGGGGACTCCAGAGGCCCTTAACGAAACTTCTGAGCCAAGCGAGTCGGATGACCTGGCTAGCTTGTTAGACCGTGAAATGTCTAGTTCTGAAGAGCCGGGGTCAGCCCCCGAGGTCAAGGCGACGACTCAAACACCGCCAGCGGTTGATCATAGGTATGATGAGCTGAAGCGCCAGAATGACTGGTTTAAGCAGCAGCTTGAACATGCGATGGCTCAGCGTAATCAGCACCAGCAACGACCTGCTTCGCCACAGACACCCCGGCGACCTGCTGTTCCAGAGTTCCTGAAACAGATAGCCGAGGGCGAGTCGGTTGACCCCAGGATTATAGAGGCGCAGTGGAACCAAGCGCTCCACAACGCTGTTAGTCCTGTGCAACAACAAGTGGCCCAAATGGTCTCGCAGCAGCAAAACGCTGCTAAGCGTGCTGAAGCCGAAGCTCATCTAAACTCTTTGATTGAGACCGCTCAGAAGGCGCATCCTAATACGCCTCGACAATACCTCTTGGGACGAATCGTTAATGCGGGACCCAATGAAAAGCTCGACGTAACAGAGTACGCGCGTGAGTTTCAGGGAATGGTCGATGCCGAAATCACTAGACGGGGAGGGACGGTCCAACAGACCGCTGAGCCGGGGGCCAGTAAAAAGGTTCCTCGCGCTCGGCGGTCTGGCTCAGGGAAGTCTAATGAGTCGTCTGAGAAGAGTGCTGGCAAAGGTCTCCAAGATATTCACAACCGCTTACTACGTGCTGTCGGGAAACGATAAACACAAGTAGGAGAGTATTGTGGCACACGGAATCGGAGCTGACACGTCGTCAGCAGCCTCTATCTTAAAGAAATGGTATCGCGGACCCGTTAAGTATGAGCTTAACGACCGCACCTGGGCGTTTAAGAACTTCAAAAAAAGCAGCTACTCATGGAACGGTTCTGAAGTAATCGTCCCAATTCACACTGGACGCAACAGCGGCGTTGGCTACAAGGCGGAAGGCGGCACGCTTCCGACCGCTGGCCACCAGACGTTCGAGCACTTGACCATCCCGGCCAAGTTTTACTACGGGCGTTTCCAGCTCACCGGCCCTTCAATGGCTAAGGCCAAGTCTTCAGGTCAAGGCGCGTTCCTTAACCTTCTTAAGACTGAGATGGACCGTCTTGTTATCGACGTGAGCATGAACGCTGACGCTCGTGCTGTGACTGGTGGCCCAGTGCGTGGTCTTCTAAATGAGCACAAGGCTAACGCTGCCCAAACGGCAGCTCAGTCAAACGCTGCTCCTGGCGGTGGAGCTACCGTCTGGGAATACAGCGGAGATTACGCTCCGTTCTTAAATGTAGACCCAACAGCCGTGGCAGCAACTACCTGGGTTAAGGTCAACCTCATCCGGCTTGATACTTACGAGCTGATTACAGGTGGTGGTGTTAATCCCAATATCTTTGTCACCAACATTCCTGCTGGTATTGGTCAGGGAAATCTTGCCCCTGGACAGATTGAGCTGACGTTCTGTAGCGACACGGCAGGTGCGCCGTTCGACACCTTTGACACGTCAGTTGTTGAGGATGGTTACGCCATTGCGTTGCAGGTTGCAGCAACTCAGGCTGCAAGCGCAGCAGCTCCTACCACGATGGGGCTTGACCCGACTGTTGCTGCCTTTGACTTAACACCTGCTAACTATCCCCCGCAGTTTCCTCTCTACGCTACAGGTGGGAATTTAAGCACATGCTTAGAGCCTGAAGGTATGCTTTCCAACCTTTGCACGCAAAGCCACTTCGGCGTTGCCCGTGCAACTGTTGGCGGCGTTAAGCACATCCTCCAGTCGAATATGCACACGATGGCTGTCGGTGGCGCTCAAACTCGCACCACCCTTACAAAGAAACGCATCCAGCAAATGATGGACAAGGTTCTGCTGCGAAGCGGGAAAGAGTTCACTATCTTGGCTTGCTCGCCTATGCAGCGTGCTGAGTACGTTGCTTTGCTTACCGGGCTTATCGAAGTTACTGGTCAGAAGGCTACGAAGGGAGACGCTGGGTTTGTCTCTACAGAGAAGGGCGGCCTGAGCTATGGCGGCTTGCGTATCTGGACGAGTCAGCACATCCCCGATGGAATGTGGTTCTTCCTTACTCTCGATGCCTGGGAGATGGCTACGCTTGAGGGAGGCGACTTTGCTGACCTCGACGGCTCCATCCTTAGCCGCGTAAGCGCATCGGATACCTGGGAAGGGTTCTGGCGTATGTATTACAACACGTACACCGCCTCCCCTAACTGCAATGCCGTCCTTACGGGCGTCAGTTTGGGCGCTTAGATAATGCTTGAGTTCATGCTGCTGTCGGCCTCGTTGCTCTTTCTTTCTGGAGCGTCCTTTGTTGGGCTGCTTGCATACAGAATGCACAAGGGTGACAGGCTGACGCAGCATGACTCGATGCCTGTCAGCCCAATTCAGCAACACTTCGAAAGGTATAACGGGAGAGAATGATGACTCAGAAAGCTAGCGATGGCTTCACGCTAGGAGCAGGCAACCTTTCGTTGCCTGACTTGGCGCAGCCCAATCTTACGACAACCGTTCCAGTAACCGTCCAGTCTAATTCGATTGTTAAGGGAGCTTTTACAATCGTTCAAATTGGCGACGGCGGCGGCCTTTGCGTTGCTCCGTACCTTGTTACTGATTTCAAAAATGCAGGAACCACGGGCAGCAAGGTGTGGCTTGTGTCAGGAACTCACGGGCAGTCTGATGCGGAGTACGTGTATGTGAAAGACCAGGGAGATGCGATTCCTGACAACCATGCTTCTCAGGCGTATACCGTCTTTGTGAAAAAAGACGGGTCTGGCATTGCTTACTCTAGAGAGTCTGCCCACGCCTCAGATGATCCTCACGGGCAGACGATGTACTTATCCACCAGCTCTGGGCGACTTCTAGAGATTCCATACGTTGGAGGCGCTCACACGTCAGCAGACTATGTAAACCTTCTCTCCGACCATGCCGCAGCGGGTAACACCAACACGGTAGTCGGCATAGGTGACGGCGGGTTAGGCGTCACCATGACATTCCAGACAAGCAGCAAGGCTTGCCTTGTTAATGTAATCTCTTAAACGGGAGAGAATGATGACCCAGAAAGCTAGCGATGGCTTCACGCTAGGAACAGGGAACCTATCGTTACCAAACCTTGCGCAGCCAAACATTACAACTACGACAACCGTCAAAATTGCAAATAATAGCATTGATACCGCCAGCCGGGTTCACTTTTGTGCAGACGGAGGGATTGCTGTTATCACTTCTTTAGTTGCAGACTTCGCTACAGCCGGAGCCGCCGGGTCTAGAATGTGGCTGGTGTCTGGAGCTTTGGGAAGTAATGACGCTGACTACATATGGGTTAAAGACGGAAAGTTTGGGTCTGGGAACGAAGGCAATCTTTTATGCAGCAACGCTAGCATAAAGGGCGTGTACACTCTTCATGTAAAAAAAGATGGCAGCGAGTTTGTTTGGGAGCCAAACACAGCCCACCCTGACAGAGGGGTTGTTGTTCCAAACTCAGTTTACATCTCGCTTATGTCTGGCAAGCTACTTGAGGTGAAATACAAAGACGGCGCAGCCGCTTCGTCTGATTACGTATATGCGACTTTTGACCATAGCAAAAAAGAGGGCAATGACATTATTGGGGCTAATTTTGGCTCTGATGTGACTTCAACAATCGAGACAAGCAGCAAGGCTTGCCTTGTCAATGTGATTGTTTAAGCAGATGGCCGACTACACTAACGTGCGGTCGGACGGGTGTACCGTCACTGGAACCATGGTTGATGGTAAAGTTGATGGGACAGTGACGGTCACCTACCCCAATGGTCAGAAAGAGTCAGTTAAGTATTACAGCATGAATGTCCCCGTAGGAACTCATACAACCTGGGACGTATTTGGCGAAGTCGTGCTGACACTTAAGTATGAAAACGGGGAGGTCGTGGAAGTAAACGGGATGCCTGTAACGCCAGGGACGCCCCCGGATGACCCGCCCCCACCCCCCACACCTCCGGTGTAGAAGTTGGCAACGTACACAGTCGGCTCTGGTGGAGACTACACTGGCCTGCAAAGCTGCCTGCTGTCAGGGGTCCTTGCGGCAGGAGACACCGTTCAGATACTGGCTGGGCATAGCCAGGTCGATTCTGTTGGTCTTGGCGTAACGTGGCCGGATAACCTAATTGTCCAGGGTGATATAAGCGACCCGTCTAACGCCGTGCTTGAGTGGGACAACCCAACGTCAGCATCGGATTCGCGGGTGCTGTTAATAAATAACGGAGCCACTGGCGTAACCTTTCGCGGCCTAACAATAAACTACACCGGCCCTTCCACAACGTATTCGACGTGCTATCGAGGCGGGTGGGCAGGGCATTCCGGCATTACGTTTGAAGATTGCAGGCTGTCTTCGTCAGGGAACTACGGGGTGCGCGTTGTCGGTGCAGGCTTTGTTCTCAGGAGGTGCAGGCTTGATAACTCAACAAACACCACTAGCACCAACACCGTAGGAATGTATGCAGGCACATGCACTGTCGAGTCTTCACTTTGGGTGGGGTGGACCAAATGGGCCATGCTTGTATCCACCGCGACGATTACGAACACGACGATATACAACAGCAAAGATGCCTCACTGCTTAATACCGGCGGGCTTATAATCTACATAACGGCGAACGGAACAACGATCGCAAACTGTGTGGTACAGACAGTTAACTCGGTAAACTACCACAAGGGCATAGTCGCCACGTCGTCAGGGACGACAGGCACGCTCAAAAACAGTATTATTTCAGGCTTTTACACCGACGTTTCTGCTCCTGGTTTTACTCAAACAAACGTCACGACAACAGCTGGCATTGGAACAAACCCCGTCTTAAGAGACCCTGCGGCAGGCGACTTCTACCCCGCTAACCCTGGCCTTGCTTATCACACGGGAGACCCGTCATCGATACCAGCAGGGGGAGACCTTACTAGAAGGGCGTTTAACAACCCACCCTCTATGGGCGCTTTGGAGGTCATACCTCCCACCCCTCCCTCTACTCTTACCGTCTCTGGCGTGTTTGTTGTGCCGCCACCTAACGTCACAAGTATATCGACGCTCAATATACCGCACACGCTTTCAGCTCCTTCTCAAATCAAAGACATCTATCTTGGCTACCCAGCTATGGGCAACGTTGTCTCCCTAGTCTCGGACTTTACCGGAGCGGGAAGCGCAGGCAACAGGCTGTGGCTGGCCAAGGGAACGCTTGGAGCTTCCGACGGAGAATACATTCCTATCTGCGATACAGAGAGTAACCTGGCCAACTGCCTAAGAACGACAGACTCTGTTCGCTCAATCTATGCAGTCTTTGTGGACCACGGGAACAAGAGGCTTGTTTGGGACCAGGAGAACCCGGCCCATGTGGCTGCTGGAGAGCCCACGAAGGCAACATATTACATAGCGACAAGCACTGGCCGCCTCATTCCTGTAACATACTACGCATCAGCGGGAGCAGTGTTTGGCAAGCTAACCTGCCCGAATGCAGCTTCTGCTTCTACAACTAATGATATAATAGGGGCCAACACTGGCACGGCGACAGAGATTCTAACCAGCAGAAGCGCCTGCTTCATAAACATAGACGCTTAGGGGTAGCCATGACGATGAAGAGCAACCTTACCGCAGCTCCTCAAGGTGAAGAGGATGCGAAAGCTGCCGCACGTAGGGAGCTTCAGATGCAGAGGCAGCAGCCCCAAGACTCAAGGTCCGTTATAAACGTAGGCAACTCTACCGCTCAAGAGGACATGCCCGGCTATCAGGAAAGCCAGGCCGTTAAAGATGCGTTTGCTAGAACAGTGGCCAAGAACCAGATGGAAAAAGCAAACGAGACAACCTTCATGGACGTCCTTAACCCCATTGCCATGGTAAACAGCCTGGTCCCTGGCGGTGGAATCCTTAACGCATTTAGCAAGATGTTTGATTCAGACAACACGGCTTAAGATGGCTGGAGATTAGCAATGGCGCTCATCCCGTTTATGAAAAAGAGCAAGAGCGACGAGCCGGACTTCCCTAAAGACCCGGCGTCGATGATTACTCGCTCTAAGAACGACCGGAACCTAGACAAAGAGGTCTGGGATTTGTGCGCCCAGTTTCTTCAAGGCAACCAGTGGCTAAGATGGAGAGACAAGGACGAGATATGGCGCACGATTGTTGACAAGCAAGACAGCCAATTCGAGCGCATAACCGTAAACAACATCCTTGTTAGGTATCGCAACGTCCGCTCCCGACTGTCACTTGCGTATCCGTCTATTGCGGTAATGCCGGCCAGCACATCTCCTGAAGACATCACTAAGGCCAAGGCTTCCGAACTTGCTATCAGCTACCTGTGGAAGGCTGACGACCTTGAGGGGAAGTTCGACAAGGCTATCGGGCACCTTCTTACATTTGGTTGCGCCGGGCTTCACACCTACTACGACGAGTACCTTGGCAGGCCAACTGTTGAGGTCTTCTCTCCTTACGACATCTTTCCAGAGCCTGACTGCTCCAGCTTTGAAGACTGCGACTGGTGCGCAATAAGGACTTTCCACACAAAGAAAGACCTTCTTGAGACATACGGAGTTACGCCAAAGCTCCGCAAGCTCATTGAGGCTAACGCTTCAGCGCCCATGAGCCCGGTAAGCGAAGGCGCTAACTACACAGACGGGGAGAGGCACCCCAAGAACCGCATCGAGCTGTACGAGTTCTACTGGCGAGATGGCCGGCATGGCATAGCCCTTAACGACGTGTGGCTCTACAAGGGATACGAAGACAAGTACGACTATCCTATTGAGATAATCGAATACTCAAACATCCCAACGAAGCTCTGGCCTATCGGGTTAGTCATGCCAATGATTGACCCGCAGTACCAGTACAACAAAACCAGAAGCAGGATTGGGGCTAACGTGGCTGTTCACAGCAGCCCCGTCTGGATGGTTCCTCGAGGTGCCGGCGTAGCTAAGACAGCGCTAAGCAATCGGCCTAACTCTGTAGTTATGTATAATCAGGGAGCCGGCAAGCCTACTAGAGATGCTCCGCCCCCTGTCTCGTCTGGCGCGTTTACTCACGCAGAGATGCTGGTCAGAGAGATTGATGACGCCAGCGGCACCTACCGCACGATGATGGGCCAGAGAGAGCCTGGCATCCACAGCGGCACAGCCATTAGAGAGATGGCCAACCAGGGCGTTACGCAGTTGCAGATGACACAGGCTAGCATTGAGCGCGCCGCTGTCCGCGTAGCCAAGCGTATGCTTAAGCTGATGGCTGCAAACATTGAGACGAGTAAGGTGATTACTGCGTTTGATAGCTCAGGGCTTATCGTCTCGCAGGCAATCGCTAACACCAACCTGTCTGAAACGCCTGAAGTGTTCTTCCAGGCAGGCTCCATGTTTAGAGACAATGCCGCCGAAAGAGAGCGCGCACTGCTTGACCAGTTTGACCGAGGGTTAATTACGCCACAGGAATACAGGCAGCAGTCCACGTTTAGGTCTGGGCCTGTCTTTGCTGTACAGAGAATGGAATCTATATCTCATTTTAGAGAACTGCTTGAAGCCGCTAAGGCAGGCTACATCATCGAGATACCCCCATGGGCAGACCTCGAAGCATTCCGCATTGTGTGGGAGCAGTTCATGAAGTCTCCAGAGTACTACTCTCTGGAGCCTGCTCCCTGGCAGTACGTTGCCGAAGTGTACACACAGGTGATGCAGATGTTGATGGGTGGTGCTCCTGGCGCAGCTCCTCCAGCCGATGGAGCACCGCCCAGCAACATGGCTAGCGTTCAGAATAGGGCTGGGGCTGCGGGAGCAATGGCTACTAGTCCCCAGGCTGAGTTCACCCAGGCTCCAGCCCCCCCAACTATCCCCGGCAATAAAGGGGTGGAGGCCGTATGAAGGTTGGTGACGTAAACGCTCTGTACCAAAGGTTGATTGGCGAGACTGACCGAACCTTTGAAACGGAGGCCATCATCCAAGCTGACCTTGGCCAGGGCTATCGCCGCTTGCGTGGCACAGTCAGGACATACGACCCTTACTACTACGCTCAGCAGGTAAACATCTCTGTTGGCGGCGCTGTGTACGATGCCAACGCCGGAGGGGGAGAGGCGGTAACCTTTTACGGGGATGCAGCCACGCACCCTCTTAATAGGCTGCTCAACATCTTTGTCCTTGGCTCCAGCGGGGTTCCCGTAAACAGCCTAAACGAGATTAAAAGCATCCACGAGCTGCAAGGTGCTCCGTCTGGCTACCTTGTTACAGGCGGCAAGTTTTACTTTGCCAACAACAGAAGCAAGACGTTTGCGGTTCAGTACGAGGGGGCATACGGAGCTTGGCCTAGCGCCTCTCTTACAGACACTACCTTCATTGATAACCTGCATGACTTCCATGACCTGATTGCCCTGTACGCAGCCGAGTATTACTACAGCCGAGTTCAGGGCAGTAACGCAAAGCTAGAGCAGCTTCGCTCTCGCAGGGAGCAGGACCTTGCAGGGTACATGTATGAAGCTCACTCTGGAGAAGGCCCCCTGGTTGCAATCCACGACATCTGGGAAGGGATATAGCCAATGGCGAGAGACGGCCATAGCGAGATAGACGTAACTAGCCCAGGCATCACAAGCGGAGCACCGTCTAAAGGCGGGTGGGTTCAGAACGCTTTTTGGAGAAACAATGCCTGGGAGATACGCAAAGGTTTTGGCCAGATGGGGGAGTGGGATACATCACTCTCAGCAACTAGAGATACTGCAAGCATAGACGACGAAGACCTCGGGCTAGAAAAGCAGCTAGGCGCTTACACTATCGACAAGACGTCGTTTGGCCATACTCAGATAGTTAGTGTCTGGAAGGCCAAGGTCATCACTTCGAAGATGGTGATGAGAGGCAGGCGTCAGCCTGTCTTTGTTGTTTTTATCTACGACGTTACGACCGGCAAGATGTGGGAAGAGGTTCTGTATAGGCACACCTCGCAGACCGCATCGGAGAGCAGTCTTGTCACGTCTTCTGACGGCACGACGACGCTGTTTGTTGGAGCAGGCAAGCGCACGTATGACATGTCTAGCTGGCACGCCAACTACGAAACCAGCTTTGACGAAGACTACCAGTCCTGGTCTTCTGGCGCAGATACTGGCTGGTGGTTTGTATGGTTTAGAGACTCTCTGTACATGGGGGCCAAAGGTGTTCCTCCCATGGTTTACTCCCCGATCGACCCATGGAAGAGGAAAGGGCAGCAGTGCAACCGGCTTCTGTCAAACGACCTAGCCCCTGTCTACGGGGAGTCTTCTTCTCTCGCTTGGGCTGGGCCTGTTGAAGGCATAACTCCTGAAAGCTTGCCTTACCTGTCTTCGTCTCAGCTTCCTTGGTTTTCATCTGCGGCAGCGATTGGAAACTTTGTGGCTGCTGCTAAGGATTACAACGTCTACTTCTCCGTGAATGGTCAGCCGTTTATCTTTGGAGGAGACTCGATAACAATGACCGAAAAGGTAAGGGCGCTGTTTCCGCAAGGGAACTCGCTTTTAATCTTTACGGATTCTAAGACGTACATGCTTCAGCCTGGCTCGCCGATGCTGTCTAGCGGAAGGCTTATAACCCTTAGCGACTCGATTGGATGCGCGGGCAACCTGGCTGTTACTCAGATTGGCAGGAGCGGGCAGTCTGTTGCCTGGGCTGACAAGTCTGGCGTCCATATCACTACTGGCAGCTTGCAAGTGCAGACTATATCCGATGACGTGGACCCGTTCTTCTCTAGCTTTCTGGAGGACCCTCTAACAAGCTACTTCGTTGCGTCTGGGCTCACTGATGTGTCCAAGGAACAGCCAAGGTCTGTGTCTAGCTATGACCCAGATGGTTGCAATCTTACCTATAGTCCGTCGCTAGACCTCCTCCTTGCTACGTTTCCTAACGCTGGCGTTAGCCTGTGCTACTCAGAGAACAAGTGGTCTTTGTGGACGACTACATCCAGGGCCACAGGAATATTTGCTTACGCTGTCGAGAACATTAAGAGGCCATTTTACTGCGCTTCTTCGGATGACCTGTTCTTGGTGGGTGGCGTTGACTCAGAGCTTATTGATGACGGGTCAGGGTATTACGATGTTGCAAACGCACGTCAATTAGTCGGCGCTACTAGGAGCGTTTTTTCCGCCTATTTCTTGCGATACGGCAGGGGG